TTTGTATATCCACCTTGATTTCCCTCAACTGTAGAATTATAAAGTCTCTTCGTATCTTGATAATTAGATTTAAGTAATTGCTCAAGCTCACTTAAACTTTTAAAAAATCCACCATTAGGTTTAGGAATTTTTCTAATATAAATAGACATAGCAGGAGAATCTCTCATTGAATTTAAAATTCTCATTTTTTCTTTTGTATTTTTACTTCCTTGTGAAACCGTTACATTACCATCTGCATCAATAGTCTCTCCCTCTGACTCTGTTCCAGATATTTGTGTAACCCTCATTTTTACAACCATTTTTTTACGATCTGGATCCCAGTCATAAGAAACCGCATCAATTCTATCCTCTATTCCCTTACCTTTAGGCACTATAACTCCATCAACACCTAACGCAACCCCTTTTAAAACACCATTAGTCTCTATGATACTAAGTTCTCCTACTTCAGGAGTATATTTAGGTGTCTTGGTTGGTCTTCCTCCGCCTCCTCTTCCTGCACTAGGAGCGAAAGTAGGTGTTGGAGTTTCTTCACTTTTAACTTGATAAAGTAGTTGTTTTTCAAATATTCCCTTAGCCTCTTTACGCATCTCTGGAGTAATGTCAGATACAAAAGTTCCGTTACTTTGTTTTGCTGTAATTTTTTTAGAAGCATTATCTGAATCTTTTAAATTCAAATCTGTTTTATAATCTCCGTATGTTGTAAGTATATCGGCTATTACATTGTCGTTTACAGCAACTCCATTAAATGCATTATCTAAAAAATCAGTATATCCAGGTCTTTTTTGTATATCTTCTCTTGTTAATACCTTTCCAGTTTTTTCAGATATTATGAATGGCTTTATATCTTTAGCATATTTATTGGCAGCATCTTGCAAGTTAATTCTTAAATCTGTAAAGTTTTTTACATTATTAAGCGTCTGCATAGGCAGAATACCTAGTGAATTATCAAGAACCTTACCTGTTGCTGGATCTATTGTTGCGGTATTTAAAAATCCGTCGTTTCCCTGTACCAGTTTCTTATCAGTAAAATTTTGAAATCCTCCTAATACGTCCTGTAAAGCATTGGATAAGTCTGTTGTTAAGCCTTTCTTTCTTAAATCAAGTGCAGTTGTGTAAATCTTATCCCAATTTTTAGAAAAACTATCTAATTGAGAAATACTTGAAGATGCGTTTTGATTAAAAATACTGTAGTCAGATCTGCTTATTTTACCTTGTTTTAATAAATTATACCTAGTAAATGTATTATTTTTCATTTGATCAGCAGTCTTTTGTAATATAGCACCAAAGTTAGGATCACTATTAGCAGTAATTTCGTTAGCCTTTGTAAGGATATCGTTAGTAAGCTTCTTATCAGCCTCTCTATTCTCGTAGCGCTGCTGCTCTTGATTCTGAAGGTTCTGGTTTACGTTGCTGATTACAGTACCCCAATCAAGCGTTGGAGCTGCACCTATCTCTGATGGATTCTGATATTTATAGTAAGTCGACATATATGTTATTTCATTTTAGCAGAAATGTACTGTGATATATTTGGATCTTGCATTAATCCTTGCAGTATTTTTGCATAATCAGTTTGCGCTGTAGCAGCTGGCTTAGCAAAAGAAGTTCCTCCTAATAAAGTTTGAAGTTGATCTCCTGCATTAGCAAGTCCTCCGTAAGTTCCAATAAGCCCAGCACCTTGAGTAACCAATCCTCCAATACCTTGAAGTCCAGCCTGTTGCTGTGCTATCTTAGCCTTCTCTGCAGCCATAGCGGCAACCTGAGCTCCTTGAGCCTCATCTGCAGCAATTTTAGATAGATCATCTGCTTGCTGTGTAGCAGCTCCTGCCTTCATAACGTCTAAGTTGTATAATCTATCGGCTAATGCCTCTCTAGTTTTTGCTTGACCTTCAATGGTTGCTTCTTGAACTCCTTGAGCTCCTCCAATTAACATACGTTGATCCTGAGCCAAAGCATTTATTGCTTCCGAACCAGCAGCAGTAGCTTCTCTAAATTGTCTGTCATAAGCCTCTGTAGGAACTCTAAGAGCCTCGTAGAAGTTTTGTTCTTGCAGTCTCTTTTGTTCTGCTAATGCTCTTTCAGCTTCTCTCTGTGCAGCTCTCTGTGCATCGGCAGCCTTTCCAGCCTCAGAAAAAGACATAAGGGTTGAAATACCTGTAAGACCTATACCTATAAATGGTAATGCTTTAGCAAAACCTGAAACTTCGTTTCCTATATCTTTTGTGGTATCTAAAGTCATACCAGCAACACCTCCTCCAGAAGCAGGTCCAACACCTTGAAGTGCATTAATAGTGTTAGCATTAATAGTATTTATAGGAGAAAATTGATTTTGTCTTGCTTGGGTTGTAGAACCTAAGAATCCTTGACTGTTTAGCAAAGGATTAAATAGTTGTAAGAATGGGTTAGTGTTTGTTTCAAACATAATTCTATATATTTTACAAAGATAATAATTTTAAGGATAACTTTTAAATACATTTGATTTAACTGAAAATAATTCAACTCTGTCTTGTGAACCATTCTCCAGCTCGTACTGCATATAGTATCCACGTGCACCATAAGACTCAGCAACGCTATTCTTTATGTACAGTATGTAGTCCCCATCATTAACTGGATTAGCTAATGGAGGAGTATTGTTTATCGTTATAGATGTATTTGTAAACCCTGTAACGGCACCTATAAACTCTATAGATCCAGCATCATTTCTGTACGCCAAGTCACCAACACTTACGATTGTTCCTATATTAAACGTGAAGTTTAAGACGGTAGAAGCAGTCCCTGGATCGTCTACAGTGTCTACTGAGCCTACACCCTGAGCGGAGCGAAGTCTAAGGTTGTCATCGCCTGATAGGCTTCTAATATACGCAAACCAGTTACCCTCCTTCTCTACAAAGTAGCTTGAGTCTATATTTCCAGTAGATAGATCTGTAATGACCGTGCAGTTCCAAGGGCTATTTCCGTACGTAGCGATAGTCTTGAAGTTCTTAATAGTTAGCGGCTCCTTATTAAATACAGACGTTACCTTCGATGGCTCAAACGCATCTTCAGGAAACCCTAATTCATCCCACCAGTCCTGATAGAATGTGTTCCTATTTACATTGGTGTTATGCTTATAAAGCTCACCTCCCTTAAAGGAATAGAACGATCCGTTCATACCAAGCATCATCTCTGGGTGGTATGAAAAGAACGATGTCCATCCCTCTACGTTCTTGTTGTATGTTAGTGTGTACTTCATAGTTTATTATGGTGGTGGTGCAGGGCAATTTTCTATTACTGTTATAACTCCATCATTATCAATCTGACAAACATAAGTATATAAACCTGTGTCGCATAGAAGTAAGTATATAGTATAATACAGATTTCCTCCTTCAAAAGCATCTAATATATTGTTACTGTTACACGCTATATTTCCATTATCTATAACACATGCGTCATTTCCGTATATAAATATAGGATTTTCTATAGCCTCTCCACATATATCACTACTCTCAAACCCATCACTTCTCAATCCTTCTGTAAGCTCTATACTTCCACAATCAATCTCTACAACACCAGTATAGGATATTATCTCTAGGTAATCTATAACAGCAAGGTCACCCAACCATATTAAGTCCTGTGTTATAGTGTAAGCGTCTGCATTCACATATGTGATACTACCTCCGTCTGGGTGTGCTGGATCGCCTTCCTCCCAAACACCTTCGAAGCACTTGCTTTGAACAACACATCCAGGACAAGGTACAGGATCTAAAAGAACGCCAGATAGAAGCTGTCTATATGTACCATCAAGTAAATATAGTCCGTCTGGTGCTAACTCTGTCTGTAGCTCGTCTAACCAAATACTTGTAGCAGTATCGAACGAGTCTGAGTCTATGTAATAACTTGAAGTAGAGCACGCGCCACAGCATAATGAGAAAGGGTTACTATCATGGTAGCAAAGATCTATCTCTAACATACTTCTGTAGTCCCAAACAAGGTATAAATAATCAAACCCTGCAAGTGCCGCATCGTTTATAGTCGCGCGATACTCTCCAGTTATAGGAGTTATAGTCGTTAACAAAGGCAACAACTCTTCAGCAGTGTATAGGTTATTAGATATTAAATACTTGAACGAGTTTAGCGCTGGATTAAATACAAACGTGTCCCCTTCTATCTTTTTCGAAACAAGTCTTATATCACTTCCATCTGCTGGTATCATACCCTGAGACAGTCCTCCAAACTGACTCTCGTATAGAGATACTCCATCAGCCTGCATAGTTATAAAGTCTCCTAAAAGCGGACTGCTGTATCCTGATAAACTCCAGCCATAGCTATTGTGTATTGTCTGATTCTCTGAACTTGGGTTGTTATATACAACTCTGTAAACTGTCAAGTAATCAATTATATTTACACACGATGTAATTGTAGAGTAAGATGCGTTAGTAGACGTTATAGTAACCCTAATAGTATTAGGAAGAACCTCTGTCTTTTGAAATGTAAATGTCCACTCATCAGGCTCAGTTAAACTATCTTCTTCTATAACGCCACCATCGTACTCAACCACAATATCAACCTCTCCGTCAAACAACGTAAGACTTACAGTAACCTCTCCTATCTCGTTACCTAACTCTACATCAAACTCATACACTCCGTTTACATTCTGTTTAGATATAGTAATACCACAACCATAAACATCTAACTCTGTAGGCATAGCTGTCTCGGTAAGATGAAGTACGTACTCATCCATATAAGGATCGTAACCACCTATCTTAAAGTAGTTCTGTGAGTTCTTAAACTCGTCTCTGAACCAGTACTTCATACCCATATCAGAAACAACACTAAGCGCATCACTCTGAGATGATCCGCCCCTTAAGTTTAATACTGAGTTACGCTTAATATCTGTAAAGTAAACCTCACCACCAAACACAGAAAAACTCTCAGGGTTGTTACTTATTCCGTAGTCCTCAATCCTTGCTATCTGAGTACCAAGTACCTCTGGTATAGATGCGATCTGTCCACCTCCAGCGGAGTCAGACAGTAAGTTCTTGCCAGCTAAGATATATGAAATTTTATCTTCTTGTAAAACTAAAACATCCGTACGTCTAGCATACAGTCTGTTGATAGGTCCGAAAGACTTCTCTAGGTCCTTAAAGTTTGCTAGTGATAGGTTGAACTCGTTTAACTTGTTTATATTTGTCTCTGCATTATATATTCCACTGTACGTCATAGATGCGTACCTGTCAGCCTTTTTGTACTGCTCCTGTGCCACAGCTGTAACACGCTCACCTAGGTAGAACGGATCACCAGTAAGTGCGTCATTTATCTTGTACGATTCAACACCGTTGCCAAAACTAAAGCAATCAAAGAAGTTAAGCGTCACAACAGCTGGCAATGAAGATGTCTGGTTTTGGTCTGCATCTGCGTCTCCACTCATGTGATAACCATTAACGATTGGAAAGCTATCGCTACCCTCGAAGTATATCTCTCCATCAGCATCTAAAGCATCTGTCTCAAACACCAAAGTACCGTTGGCTAATTGTAGCGTCACATTTGTAGTGTTGTAAGCTGATTTACCACTACATCCTGGAATTCCAGATGCTGTTACTAAATACATACTTCCATCCCACTCACCGTCTTCCTCTGTCTTACAAAAACCGACTAGGTTTAATGCTGTTTGAACAGGCTCTAAGAACGGATAAACAGGTGTTGAAGGATTTCCTGGTGATCCTGCCTGATTCACAAAGAAATCAAAAGAGTTTGTTTGTTGTGTATCTGTAATACCAGCTAATTCATCACCCCCACCTTGAATACCAGTATCTAACTGTACATTTTGAGCTATAGCAAATTCATAGAAATCATTGTAGTCAGCATTTGCAACTATTGTTTTTTCGTATAGATAACTATACGAACCACATCCAGCATCTAAACCTGCCTTATTTCTTTTTATTCTAAATTTAATAGTTATAATACTTCCAGCTGGAATTGCGTATGGTATATATCTTCGATTTACTGAAGAGTTAGGTGATGCTTCAATAAATGCTGGATTTTCTTCAAACAGAGCAACTGCTGCGTGTCTATAATTATTACCTTTCTTTAAAACACTTGCCTCTATAAAAGAATTTTGATTATATTCCGCTTGAAAGTTTGATGCCTTGAGACGCATATACGTACCAGCTGGCTCGTGAACAACGTCTTGGTTACCGCTGTCTATAGTGATAAAATTATTTGACTGAGCCTTAACCTCTAAAACTTCCGTAGTAACTAATGAACCAACATACCCCTCAGTGTCCATCTTTACAATAAGAGTCTCGCCAACTCTTGCCTTGCTTATATTCTCTCCTTCTAACTTAAACCAAGTAAATCCAGTAGTATCAGGGAAAAATAAACTCGTATAAATTGTCTCGTACTTTGACTTAGAAGGCTTGACTACAAACTTATATCTCTTAGCCCAAGATGGAGGTAGGTTATTTATTGTTGAAACTATATAATTTTTTTTATCAGACGTGGATGCAGGAAAAAATACTGTATTATCCTTAGATACCAAAGCAGTAGAGCTTCTAAGGTACTCATCCTGATAGACAATACCAACCTCAAAATCTCTATTACTATGAAGGCTCTTTCTTGAATTTATTTTTGTTATAGAGGCAACTGTATTTGACTCTGAAAAATACTCATATGCATATTCATAAGCACTTGTATCGTCATTATACCCTTCAAATTTAATTGCAGGGAACTGAATATATATATAGTTTGGCTCTGCTGGAGAAGATGTTATTGTAAATCCTTGACCAATAGTATTTATACCGCTACCAAGTTTATCCCAACCCCCGTTTATAGGATCGCATATAACATCCTTTGTTGCTGTATTGCAGTTAAAATCATCTGTAACAGAGAAGCCATCGCACCCAGGAAGAGCAACACTTGTATATATACTATTTATAAACCCTGAATTTATAGATAGCTGATAAGCATTTGTAAAATCTTCTTGTATGCTAAAAGAATAGCTATAGTTATAATTATTTTGTGGTGCAGGACAATCATTTATTGTGTCGTCATAAAAAGTACTTCCTCCAAATTCTTTATGTATTATAGCAAAATCTATGTTAAGTATAGAGTTTTCTTTAATATCTATACCTGTGAAATCTAATTTTATTTTACTTCCTAAATATGTTACTGGAGTTAAAGGGTTTATGTTATATTCAACACCTTCTAATGTAGACACTATTATTTCAGATATATTTATGTCTTCGCTAACACCAACAACATCATAGTCAATAACCGTGTCTATATCGTAACCGTCTACATAGTTTCCGTACATAAGCCTGTTCCCCATAGTGGTCTGAGACTTAGCTGTTAGAGGCACGTTATCAAATAGTCTTGTAAGCTCTGAACTTGAAAGTGCTGTGTATATCTTCTTGTTGTTAAACTGAATTGATTGAATCTGATCATCTCCCCATCCCTGTTCTTCCTTTATATATCTCTCTATAATGTTAACAATGCTAGAGTCAGATAACTTAAAGCAGATGTCAATTTCAGTTACATTCTTATTTCCTGTATTAAACGAAATGTTTACAGAATTAAATAAGTTCTGCATAGCTCCGTTGCCATAAAATGTATAATCTATTCTAAAATTTTCAGGCTCAAACGCTATGTCACTGAACTGAGATAAAGCACTATACTCTCCGTCCTTGTATTTATATCTGTAAGAGAACGATATGAACTTGTCAGTCATATAATTCTCTTCACCTCCTAATGCAATTAACTGCAAATCAGGCGATTCCAACGGTGGAGCAACAATAACAGAGATGTCATCCTCTGTAATATTATCAACTCCCATTGTAGGATACGCGTACGATCCGTTTATGTTTATTCTCCTTGGAGGATTAAGATTATCCGTCCAGAATAAGAGACCGTCAATTAAATCAATTCCGTTTACCAAGTACTTAGTGTCAAAGTTTAGTACAGTGGTAGATATTACGTGATATATAAGTGTGCTTGTTCTTTCATTGTAAGATAGAATCATATCTACATTCCCTGGATCTGTTACGAACCAATATATTGTCTCGTATTGACTATCCTCATACGCACCAATACATCTTGCGTCGGTAGATAAAGGATCTCCTTCGTAAAGAATAGACGTGATCTTAGTGTTACCTAATGAGTTTTCAATAGCACCAACGCTATTGTTTTCAGTAGATCCTATCCTTATATTTAACGCGTCAATATATTCTCCGTCTGGAAGAACTCTCTCGTCAAGCGACTTATTCATTCTACCCTTAAGGAACGTAGTATTTAAATCCATACTTATTTAATCCACTTATCTTTGCCCCTCATATTCATCAATAATCTTCCAGGGTGTATGTTACTCAATCTTATCTTTGCGTTTCTTAAAAGGGCTGTCTTTTCTTTCTTAGCTCTTTCAATTACATACTGCTGAACTCCGTACTTGTTTGTAAGAATAACATACTTAATGTATGCGTACAAGAACTCCTCAGCCATCTTGTTTATAGTAACCTCAGAGTCGTCTCCTCCTTCCATACCGTCAGTAACGTACTCAAGTATACAAAGCTGACCAGCCATTCCTGATCCAAAGTTTATAACGCCTGACTTCTTATCTATTCTATATGTAGGGTTTACGTTTGCAGTCTCTGTGTTCAAACCGAATCTTGCACCAATAGTGTGGTTGAAGTACCACTTACCGTCAAGGTTGTAGCCCTCTAGTCCGTTAAACTTACCGTCACCTAGGTAGATGCTCTTGTTTAACTTATGTATCCTGTCGTAGTCTAATATAGACGTACCTTCTAACACGTTCCCGTCCTGATCGAATAATACTCTACAGCTGTTATCCTGTAGGTATGAGTTACTATAGTTAGTCTGAATGTTTTCAGTAAGTGGTCTTAATACGCCATCCTTGTACAAGGATATTCTAACATAGTTCACGTAGTCTGGCGGAAGGACCAACTTAAGGTCGTCACATATACTAAGCTCAACAATCTTAATCTCCTTTAAGGCATCGTAGTTTAACTCTTGAATACCCCTCTTTGCGTGAAACAGAACCTCGTACTTATCAACATTATTAACAAGCTTATTGTTACCTACATACATCAACATAAAGTTGTTAACTATATCCTTTAGTGATACGTACTGGTACGTTCCCCAGTTTTCATTCTCTGGAGAGTTTCCAGCGTTCTCATAGTATTGATAGCCAGTTAAGTATGCCATAATTATTGTTGTAAACTAAATGTTGGTTGTTCGTGTTGTTCTTGACCTAATGCGTAAGCAGCAACCTCTTGCTCTCTTATCGATATTCCAGAGTACTGTAGTATCTTCATAACTAATTTATACTCATCCTCAGCTGGAAGCTGGAAGTCTTGGTAATCTGGTTGAGACTGATCAAACATTGGCTCACCATTTCCAATTGTTATGTACGTCCACTTAGGATCCTTAGGGTATGTAAAGTAGGTGCATCTTATATCATAATCATTAGTATCGCTGATTGTGTCAGGATACAATACAATGGTTGATGTTCCTACCGTGTTCTGCTCGTAAGTATACACTGGATACATCAAAGATGGTCCAGTAAGATTAGAGTCAGAAAGCATCATTATCCTTGCGTTAGAAACTTTTTCAGCCGTGCCAATTCTACTACCTGCGTCATTAAGGCAGTCTATTCTAAGTATCATATATGCACTACTTCCAGTCGTGTCGTCAGACGGTGCTAACCACATATTGTCGCTATAGTTATCTAGGTTAGCTGTAACCAAG